GGCGCACCCTCCGTGCGGTGGTAGGTGCTGGGGCTAGTGCCAACCTCTAGCTGCAAACCCCAAACATAAACACCGCTAGAGCCATCGCCATCGTAGGTAGACTGTGATGAATCATTGAGCAGCATCACTTGTATTAAAGGGCTGTTTGTTTCATCTGCCGTTTCAACGCCAGCAAATCGAAACCATCCATTACCCTCGTCAGTTAAAGAAACAGAATCAAAGCCATTATTGGAAATCGTACCAGCAGTTAAATCGATATTTGCTTGATGAGCAGAGTGTTCAAATCTAATTCTAGCTTTTGTACGACCACCCGCTTTTAGATAACCGCTGAACACATATGATTTGCCTGCTGTTTGTGGAATGTCGGCGGGAGTATTATTTCTGACAACATGTGTCTGATTAGTACTGCTATCCTCTGACAATAGCTCTGCTGTAAGCGTCCCATCAGGCGCTTCTAAAGCGTTTGCCGTAACAGTGGTGCGGATTTTGTTCCAATAGCTGTCATCAATAGTTTCGCTGTATTGCAGCAGGTTCTGTTCCTGCGCCGCAGACATGAACCAAGACGGGTCGTGGTCGAGGCGTGCAGCATAGGCCTCGCTGCCTTCAGTCTTGATGTAGGGGTTGTCTACCGGCAGGGTGGTGTGTTGGCTGACTTGCGCACCCCAGATAAAAATGCCTGATGAACCATCCCCAGCATATGATGTGCCAAAGTTAGAAAGTGTCGGGAATATCCTGAAAACACCAGTAGTCTGCGACGAGCCGCTAGTCGAGGAAACAGAAACTCTAAACCAGCCATTGCCGTAGTCCTCTATAGAAGAAGCATCAATATAAGTTGCATCAACTACACTTACAGTACCGTCAGCAAGGTCTACATTCAGGGCAGCATACCCGCCGGTTTTCCATTGGCCCTCGCCCATATGAATATTTGCGTGGTCACGTTCACCGGCTTTTAAGAAAACGCTATATGTGAAAGCAGTGCTTGAAGCAATGGTAAGGGCTTCTTGCAAAAAGTGCGTGTTATTAGAACTGTCTTCTACCAGCTTGTCGGCAGTTGTTGTCCCATCTGGGGCAAGGGCTGCGTTAGATGAAATAGAACACCTTGTCTTTGCCCACACAGCATTGGTGAAGTCTTCAGAGTAGGGCAATAAATTATGCGGCGACTTCTTCACCAAGCCGTCAGAGTCCACGAACCACGCATTTGTGCCACGGCTGAAGTCGATGCGGCTGTCAGGCGCAGCGTTAGAGCCAATCTGGCTGGCAGCAAAGTTCAGGTCGAGGACAGGCTGCTCAACGCTCTTGCGTAGTCCGGGGTTTCTAAGCATCAGGCCATCTCGGTTACATACAGGGTTCCGTCTGCGTTGGCGCGGATAGCGGCAATCTTTTCACCAGCCGTTGCCTTAAAGTATTCAACCTGATTGGCAGGCAGATAAGCTGTGCTAGTTGTTGCCGTCGGGCTTGTAGCAAAAATGATGTGGCAGTCAGTTGTACTCACCACGCGCACCACTGTAGTGCCAGCAACAAAGGCAGTGCTGTTTGCTGCGCTGCTGTTTGTTACGCTTACAGTCTGAGTCGTACCAAGCGGGAGTGCTTGGATAGGCTCAAACTCGTCCTGATCTTGTGCAAGTGTTGTAGCCATTGTTAGCTCCTTTGATGGCCGATTTTATTGTGCAGCTTGTTAAGCTACATTTCCACCCGCTTCAGCTTCCGCTGTAAATTGGAAAGAATAAGCTGGATGATCTGTAGAGATGCCAGAGAAAATGCCATATATATTTGTCGTTGATGCAGATGGGAAATTGCTAACTGACAAGACAGCATCATTGGTATAAGGGCTTATTCTATTTGCATCAGTATTTACTGTTGTTGCTGCATAAAATTTTACAGTAGGCGACGCTCTCATTGTTACAGGAAACTCAACATGAACAGGCGCTTTGTCTTGATCTGAGCCAAGTGCTTGCGCAATCCGGTAACCAATAGTTTGATTTGTTACACTGCCGGGATACCACTCATCATCTCCAACATCACCTGACTTGCAGTAATATCTTTGGCAAGCGCGTAATGTTTCTGCATATGTTTGATATTCAAATGGACTAGCAGACGATCCAACTTCTACCTGTACGCCTGTAAGATAAAACGCACCTGTAGAAGCTGATAAATCCACCTGTCCTACAGCTCTATGTTGATTAGAATTGTTATTCCAAGCATTTATTAAGCTGCCCGTTGTGTAATTTCCACCTGCAACTAGCCACCAAACTACATAAAGCTCAGTAGTATTATCATTATCTAATATGCCAGCAGAATTTGTATCAGCAGGAAATGTGAGCGACACATATTGCCATGTGTCAGCAGTTGCAATTACATACGGCTTAGAAACATTTCTGCTATTACCATCCACTAACTCACATATATGAACTCCTGTTTGTGGCGATCTAACATGAAATGAAACTGTAAGCTCTTCTGCATCTGAAGTTCCTTTCTTCAGTTGCTGAATATCTTGTCCTTCAATGTGGTATGAAATGTAACATCTTGCCGCCATTGCAAGAGAGCCGGTTCTTGCAGTTGTACACGACATAAATTTTGAGTAATTAAAGTGATCTGGTGACTCACTGTTTCGTCCTGTAGCCCATGTACCACAATTAAATAAACTCATTTTAAATCTATCCGGCCCTGCTTTTACTTCATCATAGGTAACACTGGTAACATTAGGAGAAATAAGTCCTCGTTGCGCAATTTCCATTGCGCCATTAATGACAATGTTTTTAACAGTCTGAGGTCTTTTCCAATTATAATTGCCAGTACCGTCAGCAATAATAGCCTGACCATCAGTACCACTGCCGCTTAGAGTTGGGAAAAGATTTTGCCTGCCAACCTCTAATGACACAGCACCAACAACAGGCTCCATAGCCGCGCTAATAGGCGTGACATCAGCGGTGCCGCTTGTTAAAGAAATTTCACCATCAGCATCAAAAGCCAGATATTTGTTAGCGCGGCTAGATTCAGAAGGAAGTGCCAAAGAATCAACGCTATCAAAGTCTGATAAGATAATGCTGCGCGATACGCGATCATCAAGATCAGCAGATATAGCAACCAGCTTATCAAGCTCAGTGTTCAGGGAATCAATTTGAAATGGGCCAGAAGCAGGAAAATCAGTAGTGCGTTTAAGATCAATGTCGCGTGTAATAACAACAGTGCTGCCGCCTGTAGCGCCAGTAACAGAAATGCTTATAGAGCCAGTAGAGCCATCGCCACCAGTTACTGTGTAATCTATTGTAATAGTCTTTAGTTGACCATCAACGTAGACATTAAGATCTGCTGCATCAAAAAACTCAAAGGTAACGTCAAACGAAGTTGTCGTTACGCCTTGGGCTACACTGTATGATACGCGAGGCGTATTATCTGCAAGGTTGATTGTCATGACGCAATCCTACTCTTTCTGTTTAATAACGTCCACCCGCGAAGGCTCTAGCTGTTTCATTCGTTGTATCTTTTAGAAAATGCAACTGCGCAAACGGCATACGTCTTAGCAAATCAGCAGCACCTTCTCCATAATCGCCTTGTATAAACTTAGCAACACCACGCCCAACATCTACAGCATAAGATGGGCCAGCACCAGCTACACCAGTGATTGCATCAAGAGCGTTCTTTTCTTGCTGAAACTTAGGTTTAATAAGACCAGCACCAATATCAGGGCCACCAAGAGCCATACTTATACCCATAGAGGTGTAGAACAGGTCTGAATACAAAGCAGCAACACCAGACGCATCAAAAGATCTGGCAATCTTTTCGTCCAAAGTCATACGCTCCATCTGCCAGTCTTTGTACTTTAGCTCCATGCCCATGTATCCAAGGCCCATAGCAGCAGCAATAGCAATGCCACGGTTCTTTACCTGCCCTTGAGCAATCGAGGCTGTGATCTTGTTGGCAGCAGCAAGACTGTAAGACAGGAACTGGAACGGCATAGACAGTAGGCCGTTTTCAATACGAGCATACCCCTTAAACTTGAGGTCTTCTTTCATGCCTACCTGACGAGCGATGTGCATCGGCACATAAAATACGCCATCAACAGCAATCGGCTTGTCTGCTGGCGTACCCATCAAAACCGTGTTGCCGATACCGCTGTTCATTGCGGTGCGAAAGTTTTCAACTGTGCCTTGTGATGTCTTGCGTTCTTTAATCGGCTTCTCTTTGTTTAGCCGCTTTAATGCGTGGTTGTTAATCCGACGCTCATAAGCTGTACTTGTCTCACCCTTTTTCTGCTTGAACTTCCCATGGAACATCTCGTGCAGAAGGATAAAATCTTGCAGGTCTTTTTCTGTTTTAAATGAATCAGCGTGCTTGAGGCGAAATTCAGCGTGCATAATGCGCGTCTCAAGATCAGTACGAGCTTTACCCTTTGGCATCTTAGCGGCTTTTGCTTTTGCTTTCTTCAAAGACTCTTCAATTTTTGGGCGGAGTTCAGCATTTTTTAGATTGTCAAACATCTCCTTTGTCTTATCAAAGTTAATGTATACAACGCCCTTTTCGTTATGCACATACTCGTGATGACCAAGAGGGACGCCGTCATCTTTATCACGCCAGCCAAAACGCTGTCGTGCAGCAGCATATTCTTCTGGATCGCTTACAATACGACTAACGTTAAACTCGTCACCATATCTAAATACAATAGTGTCATAGCCTAGATCGACATAGTTAGCTTGAGTCTGACGACCTGTTGTCCACTCGCGTGTGTTAGGCAAGTACAGACCACCATCAGTCTTATCCCACGGCGCATTAGCAATCTCAGCAGCCTCTTGCTTGCCAATGTTATACCTCGCTAGGTATGCAATCTCTTGCTCGGTAGCTTCACCACGAGTCAGCTTAATAGAATAGTCGATAAGCGTATGCCCACGCGCAATCGCATCTAGCTTCTTAAACATTGCAGTCATAGGTGCAACGCCGTTAAGCATAAAGAACGTTGAGCGGACATTTGACATCAACCCTTCATTGAGCGGGTTGTTGATCATGCCTTCACTAAATCGTAAGTGAGCATCGCCCTTTAGAATGTCTATGATCTCGCCAGCAATCCTACCTTCTTTGGCACTCATGCGCACACGATTGTCAGACATAACACCAAACAGGCTTTTCCAGACTGTACCCATCTCATGCTCCATCATGATCTTGGCAAAGTCAGGAAGTGTGGCAAAGCCAGCAGAACCAAGATAGTTCAGCATAGCTAGATCTTTGAGGATGATAGCAGCCTTGTAGTTCAAGGCATCCGGGTTACGAATAACTTGGCCCTGCACACGATCATTAAGATGGCGAATATCACGCAAGGTTCTGTTAATGCGCAGCCGCCCAACACCAGCAGCAAGCAGGTCATCTTCTACTTCATCAAGAAGATCATCAATGCCTTTGCCAAACTTAAGCTGCAACTCATACTGAGGTGCAACCTTTGCTGTGTATGCTTTCATAACAGCAACAGGGTTGGTCTCAATAAAGTCGAGTACAAGTTCATTGGGGATGTCAACGTCACGATGACGGAAGTGCTTTGAGCGTCCGTAACCATAGAAAGCGTTACCCTCTGCGGTAACGTCATCTAGGCCAAGAATCTTGTCGATTGTTTCATCCGCTCGTTGACCTGCTGTATCAGGATCTGTGCGCACCCTTTGATACTTGCCGGTTTTTTCGTTAAGAACATATACATACGGATTCTTCTGGTACCACTCAGTTAGAATCCTGTGCAGATCAGCCCTGCGAGACTCAACCTCACTTTTAAGCCAGTAACGTGGGTGGAACTTTTCTGCAAAGTTGCCAGTAGCAGGAAAGTCTTTCATTGCTTCGATCTGTAGATCAACGTCTTCTTTTTGATCCTTGAGACGACCAAGCATACGCTGGTTGTGTGCAAGACGATCTTCGTCAGCCGCAGTACGATTTTTCTTTGCTTTTAAGTCGTCAACGATTGCTTGCCTCTTAGCAATATCGCCCTCAAGCAAGATGGACTTGTTCTTGTAAAAAGCCATGTTGCCAATGAGGCCGGTCTGGTTGAGACGCTTTTCCCAAGTCTCGTAGAAATCATCAAGCAGCTTCATGCCGCGAGACTCAGCATCTGTTGATGCCGCTTCACCGCGCATGCGTTTTTTGTTAAGTTCTGTGATGTATTGCTGGAACGACATGTTCTCAGGCTGGACTTTTACTTTCTCAGCTACTTTCTGAGTAATCCCGCCTACATCATAATCAAGGAATGTCTGCTTTCCTTTGCCAAACTCAGCGCCATAAATGTTGCGCAGTTCGTCATAAACCTGCACCCATTCGCCATCACGCATAGCTGCTTTCTGATAAACAGATGGGCCAAGACGCAGTCCGCCACGATGCATGTTAAGCAAGATGCCGCTATCACCAGCAATGCTAAGAATGATTTTTTTAGCATTATCGGTAATGCCAGTGTCTTGCAACACCCGCTTCATAGGCGTCGAGATAAACTTGTAGAATACGCTGTCAGTCCACAGATTCTTTGGCAATCCATAAGGATCATCCATAGCATCAATAGCAGCTTGGTCAGCCTGACGCAGATCTGCTTCACGCTTGAACATATCATACTCGTTCTTACGCGCATTGAGTTCTGCCTGAATATTGCTTGCAGACTCTTCAGCCTCGTCAAGAGCGGCCTTAGTCCTTGTCATGTCGTCTGGGGTAGTAGCGCGATCAAACTCCGCTCTACGCTCATCTACGAGCCTTGCAGCCTCATCCGCAGACTCCTGTAGCTGCTGTATGACTCGTGGAGCGGTACCAGTAACGGCATCAAGCTCATAGTTCTCTACCTGAGACAAAGGACGCTCAGTGGTAGGTGCCGGAAGATTTTTGTTCACATCAGGCTGCGCACGAAGAACGGCAGCATGTTCACCCAGCGACTTCTCAGTAGCCTCAAATGCAGCGGCACGACGAGATGCAGGAATAGATATTGCGCTGCCAAGCAAGCCGCCAATAACAAAGGCAGAGCCAACATTGATAGCAATCTCTGACTTAGTTCCTACTGGATCAAATGGTGCGCGAAGCGTTTCCTGACCAGCAGCAAGTACGCCGACAGATGCTCCAGTCCTTAGAAAAGAACGAGCCATGCCCACGGTAGCCCCACCAAAAGGAAGTGCAACAAGATTGATAGGATCAGCAAGGCCAGCAAAAAAGTGCTGACCAAAAGTTGCTTTAGCCAGTATGTCGCGCCTTGCAAGATTTTCATCAATAGCGCGTTTAAGATCAGCCATATGCTCGGCGTTCTTAGCATCCATAAGATCATCACGGTATGCCTCGTAGCCATCAATGTTATCTAGAGGACGATAGTTTACGTCTTCTAGACCATCGTATTTGATCCTGTTGCTAATGTATTCAATGACCGGATCATAGGTGTAACCAACAGATGCTTCAACTACATCAAAGAGTGATGGATCATCCGCAGCAAGCTGCGTCTGCACACCAGAGTACAGAACATCATTATGAGCGAATGGATCTACAACAACCTTCATGGATAAACGTATCCTGTCTGTGCCACACCCAACTCAGCATAAATTTCTGACATGCGTATAGTCACCATTTCTGCAAAGACGTTTCCATCTGCGTCTTTGTTGTAAACAAAAGCAGGGGTCATTTGACCAGTGCGATCATTTACTTTGTACATCTGATAGACTGTATCAACATTTTCTTCACCGCCAACAGGGGCCAAAGGCTGCGGCACCAAATAAACTCTTACACCGCCATCAGAACCAAGTGGGGTGCTTTCTGATGGATCCATTTCTCCCGCTGCAATCGCTTCAAGCTCATCCATACGCCGCTCGTAAGGAGACTTGTAGCCCGGAGGCAATGCGCGTCCACCAACTAACATACTTTCGCGCAAACGATCATTGTCAATGCTGACGCCAAAGTAGTAGTCGTTGCGCGGGTCATCTTCTGCGCCGCTCAGTTGCACTTTTCTCTGAACGATAGTGTTTAATGCCGCAATGGCTTGCGGTGTTCTTTCGTGAAAAGTTTTCGACAGTGCAAACTTAGACCTGTTTATATTGCCAAACACAGGGTCAAGAATGATCCCATTGGTTTCTGGATAATGCTGATCAACATAGCGCATCACCATGTCTTTAACACCATCAGCGTCGTTGTTTGACAATATTGCCCACTTAACAAGCGGCTCAATCTCGACAGCAATGTTTGGGTTTGGAATGTCACTAGTAAAACCAAAGGTTTCTGTAACAGAATACTGTGCTGTTAGATCGTTTAGAGTCTTGCCATCACCAAACAGGCTGCGCAGCTTGTCATCAAACACCTTTTGATTTTCTGGAACTCCATCTGGCCATGCACCGCGCAATGTAGCAAGGATGTTGGGGAAGTTATCAATGCCCTCAAAACCAGCAACAGTAAGCGCACCCTCAAGCAAACCCATCTCTTTTGCACTAAGGTGATCTTGCCAAAGGTTTCTTGGGGTTCCAAAGGCACTAGGCATTTGACGAAACTGTGCATAATATTGAGCCAGCTTCACAAGATCATCTGGCCGGTTGTCAAACCTGCCTGTCAAAGACCCCTTCAAAGCATTAATAAGCGGCCCCGGCAATGCACCGTTAGCTTGAGTCATCAGCTTGGTTCCCCAATCTGAACGAGTCTCAAAACCTTCTTGCAAATACCAGTCAGGCATTGACCCCTTTGGCCTAACAAGCTGGTCTGCAACCTTCTTAACGCTAGTCGTTGAATTATCTGCAAAGCCAGTAGACATTGCGGCTGCTGCATCTAGCTCAGTTTGAGACGCTCTTGTCGCAGCTTCATCAGAAGCTAAGCGTCTAGCATCAGCGACAAGGCCATTTAACTTTTCTTGCACATTAACGCCGCGAGATAGTTCAATGAAGTTGTCTGCAAGCGTCAGCATTGCGCCTTCTGGCTTATCTGGATCTTTGCCATTGCTCATAACGTAGTTTGCAAACTTAGACAGATCAGCCGCGTTTGATGTTGTTCCATTCGCCTTGTTTACAATTTGATCCAGCATGAAGTTGCGCACATAAGCAATGTTGCCATTCACTGCGTTTATAGCGCCTTCGTCTTCTATACCCTTAATTGATGCAATAGCTGCTTCTGAATACTCGTTAAATAGCTTGCCAGCATTGGCAAAGTCATTGTTATCAAGAGCATCAGTAATGCTAGAAACAGCCTCCTCACGCTTTGGCATGAGTTCAAATCTGTTTTCAAGCTGAGCATTACGCTGTTTTTCATCTTCGTCTGATTCTTGTTCTGCTTTTTCTGCTGCCGCAATAGTTGCCTCAATAGATTTGTCTGAGCCATACTGCTTAATGTCTTGCATCACTATATCGACGTTATCAGCAAACGTCGAAGACATCAGAAGCTCTGACACATCCATTTTAATTTCATCAGGAAGATCTTGTAGCCCAGCACCACGCCCACGAATAACACGCACAACCTGATTTACGGTTTCGTGACCCATACGTTTTTCTGGGTCTTTTGCGCTACTAGACAGCTCAATCTTGTTAATAATCCGGGTGCCAATAGCAACATCGGTTACACGATCAAAGTTGGCTTTAGCTTTCGCAACTTCGGCAGGTGTAATCAGATCTGGGAAAAGATCTGCTGCTTTTTGAAACTCCATCAAAGCGATGTCGCGCAGAATCTCAGCGTCTTCTGCTGACGGAGAACCCGGCGCATAAGTAGGCAAAGAGATCATATCTCTGTATGCCTGAACCTCGTTATCAAGATTTACAGCAGCTTCTGATGCAAGGCTGCGCCGCTCACGCCGATTAGCATCCTGTTGCAAGCTGAGTTTGTTAGACGAAAGCAGTGCAGCACCAAAGTTACGGAACGCACTGGCAAACTTTGGCGATGCGTTAGCTGCTGTTTCTTCAATGTAATCACTAAACTCAGTGCTAAATTTAGCAACTCCATCAGGATCAAACTCATATTCAACAGCAAGTTCAGCAGCTTTTATTTTAAAATCTTGTTCTGTCTGAGTAACGTATCGCTTCTCAATAAGCTCTTCATACGCATCGGCTGCTTCTCGACCAAGACCACTTGGAATATTAAGAGCCTCAATTTTACCTGTTATTGGATTAATAGCACGAAGATCAGCAGCTTCTGCTAGCTCTTGTCCACGATCACGCGCTTGTTTTTTAAGTTCTTCAAATGAAGTCTCAATCATAGAATTAGCAAGATTACTAACACTACGAGCCACCTCTGCGGCTCCAGTGTTAGCGCGTACTACACCAATGCTTTGCGGAAGAAACTGACGCCGTTGCTTAATTACTGCCATTACGGCTCCCCTTACGGATAAATATACCCTGTTTCTTTATACGGATCTGGTTTATCTGTTTTATAAACATGATACCGATACAAGCCAGTAGTTATTGCGCTGCCAGCATTAAAGTAAGACTGAACAATAGCATTACGCCCACGCACACCTTCCATTGCAGCCATGCGTCTTGTTTGTGACGCTGCAATTAATGCACCGGACTCAAGGGCAGAAGCATCTTCATATGCAATTTGTTTTTGACGATCCATAAAAGCCTTCATAGACCTATCACTTGGATCTCTACCAATAAACGCAGCAAAAGCAAGGTTTGATGCTTGAGCAGAATCAAAGTCACGCAAACGTAAGTTTGCTTTTTCTTGGGCCTCTATTTTTTGCAACTTGGATTTGAACTCAAGTTGCTGCCTATTAAATTCAGCTTCGCGTTTTGCTGCACGACCAGCACTAATAGAGCCAAAAATATTAAGGCCAGTACCAATAACTTGTATTGTAGCTGCTGTAGCCGGATCCATTAGAATGTTACCTCTGCAATAATGCCATTAACCTGCAAAGGCATTGGCGCTGTTTGTGTAATCTTAACTGTTGGATCTTTACTGTAGCCCAGCAGCCTGAACTCACGCTTGCCAGTAACAGCTACACGATCCTGACTAAAGTCATCTGTGACTGTGCGGATAACCAATTTCTTTTCATTTATAGAAACAGACAAGGTATCCAACAAATCTACAATCACTCGATTTACAGAGCGTGGCTCACCTGTTAGTGGCCCAGCAGTAACCTGTGCATCAATTGGTAATGTCTCTGCTTCAACATTAAAGTCAAAGCCAATCTCAGCAGATGTAATCTCCTTCACAGCAGAAACATCTACATTGCCGCTAGCTACTGTAAACGATCCAATAAAGTCATTGCCATTAATAACCTTCACTGCCGCACCATTAGCAAAATGACTCGACACATCAAAGACACCAGCAGTTCCAGTAAAGTCTTCTGCAAAGTCCATGTTTAGATTTGAGTCAAACTCCATAAGGATATGTTTATCTGTGCCAGCGCCAGTATCATAGGTGCCGATGCAGAACACACGATCATCTACTGTACATACAGAATGAAACTTACCTGATGTAGTCCACTGCGTCCAACCAGCGCGTTGCTCTGCTCTGTTCGATGTAAACACAGCAAGTGTGCCATCGTTGTTCAAAACAAACGCATAAGATTCAGGACGATTAATAGCGCCACGCAAAATAGACATTTGCACTGGACTGCTAATTAAGTGCGGTGACAAAACAGAGATGCCTGTAGAAACGTAAGCGGCTTCCGCATCTGAGTAGATATATTCACGCACAACAGAGCCAGTCTTCTGCACATAGATAGTAGCGCCATCAAAAGAATCAGGACGCACATAACTAGCACCATATGATGTCTGCCTACGCACCTGCGCATTGGTTGGCGTGATTGGCTTCTCAGTAAATGACGGAACATACATCTCTGATGTACTGGTAAAGATCTGCAAATCACGATTAGACACCAAATGCCTGATCGTATTGATCTCACCAATAGATGCTGTGATATCTAGCGCATCATTGTCTTCTGCATTACCAACATCAAAGTTAAAGTAATCAGCAGACTTACTAGCCCAGATTCCGTCAGGCTGGGCTAGTGTGCCACCTAGCCACAGCCTGTTTTCGTGGAAAGTAACTGCGCCGGGAAACCCGCGCAGCACACTGTATGACTGCTCACCCCACTCAGTAGAGGCAGCGTGAGTTACAATCTTTGGTGAGCCACCGCCAATTGTGGATTCATTAGCACTAGAACCAGCAGTAACTGTAAACTCATTTTCGCTAATAACCTCAGTAACTGAGCGAGTGCCATTTATATTATTTGCACTAATACCGCCAACAGCACCTGCAGCCGAGATTGTTATAGAGTTACCTACAGACAATCCATGATTAACAAATGTAATATGAATGGTGCTGCTTGTGTCAGTAGTTTCAATAGCATCTTGATCAAGATGCACTAGCAACTCGTCAGTAATATTACCTGTAGCCTGTGTTGCAGACTGAACAGATGTAATAGTTATTTCATTGTTATGATACCGCAGTACAACGCCAACATGTTTTGAATCAGGATAGTTACCGCCTGATTGAGATCCAGTAGTATCAAAATAATTTGCGCTGGTTGTTACGGTAATTCCGTTGCCAGTAGAAGCAGATGGATTAAGAGTTACACCAACGCCTTGGAATGAATAATATGGCTGATTAATGCGATAACCATCAGCACTTTCATTAAAGGTCATTGTCTCAAGCTGGAATGTAGTAAGACCTGTGCGCACCAGTTTGCGCACCATAAATGTTTGGTGTGCAATAAACATAACATCGCCAGATTGAGCATATGTAAGCTCTGGCAAGATTATATTGCTAAACGGAATTGCTGCGCTGTCTACATCTTGTGTAAGTGTCTGAATTAGAGACACGACCCCAGTAGTGGGGCTAATCTGAAACACACGAATCTTGGCGCTTTCAAGACTGACAATATAACGCTCATCATCAGAAAAGATGAATGGCACTAGCCTGAGTTGCTGGGCAGCGGAGGAATCTACCGTTGTGTCAAACTCATATATGCGACGAGTGCCAAAGCGTTTGAGCAATCCACCCTCATTACGCAGGAAGAAGTTCTCTACCTTCTTTGCTGAGTTGTTGTAGAGCGGAGTGTCAGTTCTTGAAACAAGCGATGGGCTAATCTCACCATACTGAAAGTTTGTTATCGGTACGCGGACTCTTGCCATTAACTTCGCCTGTCAGTAATAAACCTCGATGTTACCAGCTTGCGTGTGGTCTGCTGCTGTGCATCCAAACTACGAGCTTTTGCCATTGCTTCTGATGACGACTGGCGCATCAAAGATGCAAGGCTTGAGTCACGCGCAATAGATGTGGCAAACAAAGTTGCCAAAGCATACTCGACAGCAATAGTAAAATATGATGGCCATGTTTGTTCATTGGCTCTGTATGTATAATCAGCAATCAATATATCGTTTACTGATGTGTCGGCATAAATTTTGTCGCCATAAATCTGATATTCAATCGGTAAATCATTTACGGTAACAGCGTGTACCATCAAAGTATCTACCGCTTGCTGGTAAGCATTTGTATATCGTCCAGTAGGTGAGTCAGCAAGTCTATTAATAACAGCTTGGTTAGTAGCAAAACGCCAACGTGCATTTACTAAAGATGCTCTAGCAACATCTTCATACATATTCACAGAAACAAGTGCCTCTGTGGTCCCATCATCAAATGATGTGATTGGCTCTGCACCTATCAAAATTAATGCTTTAGCACAAATATCAATTGGTGAATTTGCTGCTGTACTGCTTACTGCCATGTCAGTAGAGGGGGCTGTAGCCCCCTCTCCCTATTTTAGTCGCCGTCAGTTTCAGCAATAGCCGTGCCATCAGAGACATCGACAACTGAACCTGTGTTCGACAGAACATTTACAAAGTTGGTGGTCGGAGTATTCGTATCCACAACAATGATAACGTCACGAACAGCCAGCATATTTGCGGCATCATTAAAGTAACCAGCAGTATTTACAGTACCAATTGCATCAGCAGAACTGTAAAGCCACAGATCACCATTTGAAGCACCGCCAATACGAGTGAGATTTGCTGCACTATAAGCCATTTTTCACCCCTATTAGTTGTTGTCCAGAACTTCGTACACACCGTTATCGTCGATAACTTTTGCACCCATCGACATCATCGAGGTTGCAAGGTGTGATACTTTTTCCGGTACATAGTTGATCTCAGTCGAGACATCAGAGTTGATGCCAAGACCAACAGCAGACGTATGGTACGCCATGTTCTTACCAGCGGTAATAGCCGATGTAGAGAAGACCTTGAAGCCAAGGAACTCTTTCATGGTCATGCCACCAGCGAACGGCAGGTTCTGCTCACCAACAAAGTCAGACGATGCAAACTCGTTAATAGCAAAGAGATCTGCATAACCTGCTGGGTGCATAGCCAGATAACGGCCACCATCTTCAGGAATGTTTGCAGTGCCAAACGTCTCAAAGAGTGCCAGCAGGTCTGCTTTTGCAAGAGCAGAACCAGTGTCATGAATTTGAGTCGAGTTAGCACCAGCATCCATTGCTGTGTACAGAAGCTCGTCAGTCTTACGCCCAAGAGCAGCAGCAGCGGATTGAGCCACAGCTTGACGCTCGTTGATGTTGATCTTGAGTTCATCTAGCTTGTCGATGTACTCAGCAGCGTAAAAGTCTTCCATAGTTGCTTCCACTTGAGTGTGTGCAAGCTCCATAGGAGTGACATTGCCGTTGCGTGATTTGGTAGAGGCAGAGCCAGCACCAATCTTTTGGAAACGAACAGTCGAGCCAGTCACATTGTTTGCCATGCGCACAGTGTTCCGCAGTTTGGAACCCATACGCTGATAAGCCATGTGAACTTCCGACTCGAACTGCTTAATGAATGCGACATCAATAGTGTTCGCCATTGTACAGTCCTCGTAAGGTTGTTTTCACATTTCGTTGGTTATCTGTTTGGCATCCTCAACGCGATTGTCCTTGCGGGTCGCTCAGTGCATTACAGGCCGACTTAATTCACCAATAACATCATTCTTATCTACAGCGCAACGCTCAAATCGCATAAAGGTGTGTCCGTATATTTCATACATCTCCTGATCAAACGTAAAGCCACACCAACTTAGCCACATAATTGTGTCGTGATGATCAGCAGGAACAAAGTTTTCTAGCACAGAGTAATTGGCTTGCAGCAACTCCATAGCAGGTTTGCAAGCGCGTAAAAATGGTCGGAAGTTGTGTGTAATGTTATCAGTGCCGAGAAGCCATACACGCGCAGTATCGTTGTCTAATGGAACTGTCCCAACCATACCAGACACAACACCATCAAATGTAATCGTATAAGTAACTGCCCCGTGAATAACCAATGGCTCTGTTAATGCTTCCATTGGAGACAAGTCGCTAATCCAACACTCGCGCATGTCAGGACGGCGCAAATAATCAGCTATCTTTTCTGCGTGATCGGGTAGGCTTTTGATTAACGAGAGCCTACCAACTCGTAACACCTCTTTAGCCATTTTGGAAAATACGCCTAAAGCCGTCATCAACCTGTTTAACAAAGGTCGGATCACGCCGCGCTGGGTCATGATAACGCGGGTCAAGCATCATCTGACGCAGGTCAGATTCTGTTTCACGTGAAACTTCAACGGCACCATTGGATGGGCCGCCTTCTTTCAATGCGTCCATAACATGCTCAAGCACCATAATACCTTCAGCCGTCTCACACATACGCTCTACCGCTGGCAGCATATCTTCTGGAAAGAACTGATTGGCAAACAAGCTAGCAGCTTCTGTTCTAGCATTTGCATTGTCGCCTAGCTTTTCTACCTCGGCATCATAGTCAGGTATGTCTGCGCTAACCGCATTGACATACATCTCAACACCTTCAGCAAACTCTTCCTGACTGTAACCATTTTCAAAAGCGGTGTTAGCCCACCATTGCAAAAGAGCATTATCAGTAGCTAGCTCGTCATCAATGCTATCGGGCAAGACATAATCGCCCACTTCTGCTGGACGATTAGCATATGCTTGCTCTTCCATCTCTTTCATAAACTGGTCGCGGAATGTCTCTTCCTTAGCCCCAATCTTGCTCTCAAGATTCGAGTAAGACTCAACCATGTCCTCAAGAGACTTGAACTTCTCAGGCAAAGCAGCAAGTGGATTAGGCGCTGCTTCTGGCTCAAGCAGCGGGTTGCCACCCTCAGTTACAATGCCGGAATCTTCTGCTTCAACTTCATTCATTTGATTTCACCTTTTGACCATGCCGGATGCGCGACTCTATAAGGCCAACGATATACCGCTGCCCCTCCATATGGCGTAGCTCCGCATCGGAAACTGCTGCGCCATTAACTGCTTCAATTGTGATTGAACGTAGATACTTCAACACATCTTTGCCCAGTTCATCTTTGAACAAGGCGGCTATGTTGATGCTTATCTTCTCGTCATCAGGACGACTGCGTTGATAGCCGTCAAGACTGAGGTAGTTGTTCTGCGCCACCCATCGCTCCCTGTTGAGTTTGTGCATACTGTTGTGCCAAAGCTACAAGCTGTCTGCGTTCCTCAAGGTCGCGGATCAATGAATCTGGCACACCGAACTTCTTGCCCAAGTATGCTGCTGTTTCTTCTGAGTCGATCAGAATCTGTACTACCTGTGGGCCAAAGGTTGCCTGAACCAACTCAAGCCAACGTGCCACAGATGTAATGTCTTGGTTTGCTTGTGCCTGTGCAAGCGGCGATACAGAGCGAACTTTTACTTCCCTGCCATTAATAGTCGGCAGTTCGATACGCCCCTGCTTCTTCAAGATATAAACTACACGCTGTAGCACAGGCTGTACCAACTCAGCCTGTAGCCTACCAAATGCAGAACCAATACGGCGGGAGAGATCAGCCATTCGCTCGGCAACCTCTGTTGCACTAGCAGGGGTTCGATCAGGATTACCCAGCATGTCATTGTACAAGGCTCTCTTGATGTTAAGCCTCATATCAGACAGTACAAGATTAGCTACGTCAAACGAACCAGCAGCGCGGATTGGTTCCAAGCCACGAGAACCAGCAGCTTTCGGGATGACCGTACCCGGAACAAGACTAATAGTGTCAGGGTTAACTACTCCGTCGTCTTCCATCTGGTAGATACCTGAGATAGCCATTTGCGCGTTCTCAAGTATAAGCTCAATAGTAAGATTCGTAGTCTTAATGGCGCTAAGCGCATTGATGAGTGGGCCTCGCCCATAGACCTCGCCACTGCATTTCGACCAGCGGAAGCATATAAAAGGATTTGACCCCACACCACGATACTTCTCCTCTCTGACTACTTCTTTGTTTGTGCAATCAATAGCGAAGAACAAATACGCTTCATCATTCTTTACTGAATAATCTTTGCACACAACCTCAAGAATTTTAATCTTGTCATCGGGTGCCATCTTAATTTTAGTTTGTAGCTTACTGCCAATCTGAGCGTTCTTGTACATAAGCGGCACATCAGAAGCGCGTACCTGACGCTCACGATATACATGATCAATGCGATCATCTGGGCCAGTATCCAGAACTACATGCGGCAATGGAACCGCAGAAAATACAATCGGATTAATTGCATCACCCTCAGATACAGACAGCACACCAGTGCCAACAGCCAGATCAAGGAAGGACTCATGCACTTCCTGACCAAAGTTACTATTCTGAATTACTTCAAATACATACTCGGTTACTTCATCAAGCTCGTTATCCACACCTTCACGCGCTTCATTTGGAACCTCAGACCCCGCACGAAAATCCGCCCATCGCGCAAAGTTTGGCACCAGACCTTGCTGCAAGCGTGATGCAAACTCTTGCACACCAACAACAGCCGTCTCATCAAAGATCTTATCATCACGACGCTGGCCTACCGCTTCATAATAGAAAGACTCTCTTTGAGGCAAAGCGTACTCATAACACTCCTCAAAGAGATCAACAAAGTTCTCACGCAGAGCCTTTGCCTTTTCGTATTTCTTCATATACATGCCAGCAATCTTATCGTTGCTGTATGTAGCTTGCCCTGCGTCAGTGGTAACAATCATGTTCTGTACCTATTAAAATAACCCATACCACCACCGGGGCCAGTTATTAAAGAACGACGCCCAACACCACGAGTTGTTGCTTCAACAGCTTGAGCTAGAGATTCTTGTTTGCGCGTCTTGCGTTGCTCAGTAACAACCCTTTTTCTTTCAGCAGCTTCTTCTCTTGCTATAGGGTCTACTGCTTGAACAACAGTTGTTTTGCCAAAACCGCCAATACACATATCAGTCTCCTGTAATTACCTGTATCACCTTACATCCTTGCCCACAAGCCGCTGCGTTTCTGCTGTTTAGGCTTTCGAGCAAAGACATCATATTCTTTCTTAGCTTGAAAAGCCCTCAATGGCTTCTGTCCTGAGATAAGCTGACGCCCCTCTCCGGCACCCAGCATCAAATACTGCAAAGCGTCATGTATGTGCGAATACATGTTTTTCTCTGGCTTGTCATCAAACCTCTCACCAGATACCTGCAAACGCTTATAGCTGTAGCCACCCTCAAAACCCTTGATGAGCGTAGGACAGCGACGATCAATCAGGAACGCTGGTCTGCCATCCACCATCTTATTCAGATTGCTAGACACAGACTCAAGACGCAAATCTACAGAGTTACTGTGTGTAGGCTGTGCGCGTAAACCAGCGCCACGCAAGATCTGAAACGGTGTGCTTTCATCAGTCTGTGCACGAAAGTCACCCGCAGGATCGCCAAAGATATGCACATCAAGATTGCCAAAGCGAGTAGCAATCTCTTGGCGCAGCATCTCAGCAAAACGCACAATGCCCATGTCAATCGCCACAATCTCAGCTTGGATTAGCCACCTGCCGCGCACCTTCTGCCCAAACACAGCAGCCGGTGTTAGGCCAAAGTCGATACCAATATACAGCGGTATGCCATCAGCAATCGGGATCTCCTCAGTTGCAATGTGGGTTTCAGCATTAAACATCGGATAGACAGGCTTGCCTTCTTGGATGGTGCCAAGACGGTTCATCACATACACATCAATCCAAGACTTTGTTTTGCCTCGAATCAGATTCGGATAATAGCTTTTGAGCATGTTCTTGGCGTTCTCAGCACCACTATTCGGCGCATAGTCCAAGACATTGCCGTTCTTATCCAGCGCCTCTTTCATGCCGGACGGCTGCACATAGAAGTTCCAGTTGTCCGGCTTAACCAGCATACGCGCTTGCTCGTGAGGGATGTGGTCAGGAACAGGCACCTCGCCAGACATAATGGGCCACCAGTGATCTTCCTCTGGCGCGTTGGTATCGGCAATCACCCCCGACCACGATGGCCCCCCATCACGCATGGAAGGGAAGCGACCCACGCGCATGGTACAGGCATCAATAATAGACTTCGGCACCTCTCTGGCCTCGTTAATCCAGATGCCAGTAAGTTCCAATGACAGCAACTTCTTCACATCTTCTGGGCGATCAAGGGCCAAGAAAATAACCTCAAGCTCAAGGTCTGCCTGTTTGATGATGTGGGTGTATGGCACTGACCACATAAACTTGCCCCACTGATCCTCCGGGAACCAGTCAAGCCAAGTCTTAATCGTCGTTGTTCTAAGCTGTGGGTTGGTGTTTCGGATGATTGCCCATCGGCTGCGCCGGATACCATCCTTGTTTGGCTTTTGTTCTAGCGCACGGCGGAACACCTCAACGCAACAAGCCACCGACTTACCAGAACCTACTGGCCCCCTGATGCCACGAAAGAACGTATTGTCTTTCATAAATGCTTTGAGGACTTTGCCGTCAGGCTTGTAGCTAAAGCTGGTCAACCTTCTGATCCTTGCCGAACTTAATCATCCGCTCAACCACTTCTGGGCCAATAACAGAGATAACTTTGTCAGCTTCTCTGTCAGTGCAGAACTCTTCTGGGTGGTGAGCAAGGTGTACTTTCTTCACCACCCTGCGCAGGATCTCTCGCTCTTCTGGTTTGAGCGTGTGCAGAAAACTCATCTGTAACTCGCAGTCTTTTTAGCAATGTTCTTTGGTTGCTTTGAGAACTGCTTGCCTCGACGTAGGGCAGCACGTTTCTTCCGGCTAGTGCGCTGATACTCCTCGTCACTCAGGGCAGAGATGGCGGCAGCAGGGAGATACCGCTCACCGGTAGCTTTGCTGCCCTGAGTGCTAGGCTTCCCTGACTTGGTGCGCCACTTCTGGCGTGTCCAAGCTCTCAAGGATCTCTGTGAAGCCGCTAGTGCCATTATTCCATTATTCCTGTGCCTAGGGTTGGAATATACGAATATCAGTTGGTGTAGCCGCCACCAGCCTTTTTATACAGCAGGGCTAGCCTTTGCGCTTTTCTTGCTGACCACTGACCCGGCTTTCCGCCCTTTCCCTCGCGTTTTACGCGGTTGAACAGGCGCTTCCTCAGTGCTGGCTTCGTGTAGTTCCCCGCTTCGTTGACTGCCATCTTCAATCTCCACTAAACGCTGAGAATCACGAGTGTAAGTTGCACCAGACAGAACCCTGCCGTCCGGCATAATAAAATACGGCCCATCATAAGGAGTGCCGTCTCTGAACTGATACTTAGTCATTCTTCTGCTTATCCTTGTATGCTTTTATAAGCATATTAAGTTTCTTTTTCTGCGCTTCTGTCAAAGGCGGACGACTTGCAAAACTTGCAGACTTTTGTTGGTCGCGAATAATTTTATCTTTGTATGCTTTATCAAGAAGACTTTTTCTCCTCGACCTTTCAGAGCCAACCATCCCCTGTACTTTTAACTTTCCAAAGACACTGTTTGGCCTATCAATCAATCTTTGAAGCTGCGCATCTGTCATATCTTCCAGATATTGCTGACCAAAAGTTTTCTTTAAAAACCTTTTGATAGGATTCGCGTCACTTGCGCGAACAACCTTATCGTTCTCTAACTCTTTAATCATTGACATCAGGCACTCCGCATCTTGCTCTTAACAATTTTATCTTGGAGATCCTGCGGCAGCTTTTTCTGTGCAGAAGTCAGCAAAGACTTAGCAGCCTTCTTGGCTTTCTTCTTTCCCGCAGGAGTATACGCATACTTCTTTCCCATTACGTTAGGCATTGGCTTTCCCCTTTTCCTTAGAACGCTGGTAAGAGGCTAACAAAGAACGACCCCTGCGTACAGCACTGGCCTTGTCACCACGATGCCCCCATGCCTCTAGTGAGAGCTTCAATCTGGTCTTCTTCCCATCCTTCATGAGCGGCCCCTTGGCGCTGCCCATCCTTACCAAGAAACTGCCCTTGCGCCGCTTCTTCTGCGGTGTGTCCGCCTTGGCCTTTACCGGGGCCTTGAGTGTGCCGCCGGTCTCCCGCTTGTACGATGCGCGTCCGGCAGCGTTGAGACCACCTCTGGGATTCTGCCCTGCCTTGCGTTGCCATGCCGGTGTCTTCAAGAATCAAAGTTCCTCAAGTTAATCAAACTAGCCCTAGCACCAAAAGAAGTGCGCCGACCAACACCCTTGCCACGCGGCGCTGTGGTCAAAACACCACCACCAGCATCACCCATCTGCTCAACAGGCTCTATAGGCTCAGGAGTCGGAGCCGGTACCTGAACAACATTAGGCTTGGAATCAATCAAGCCAACAGCCTTGCCAACTTCCTCAACAGCCTTTTTCGGAACCTTAATAGCCTCCTTGTAAATCTGCTCAGGAACCTTGGCGGCTTTCTTAAGCAACTTCTTCGCTGGCTTTACTGCTGGTACACACATGCCTTTTTTACCTTTAATGTCTGGGTGGTACTACGTCACACTGGCATAGCCACACTTTTGGGGCCACCCCCCTTATGTCAGGTCTATGCTCACCTTAATTTCCCCAGCATGCAAGTGCATCTGCTTATCGGCTGGCTTAAAGCCAGCACGATCGAGTATGTCCTTGCTAGCTTCTAGCTGGACATACTCGGACTTAGCGCCTCGCGCTAAGCCAAGCAGCTTGGCAGCAGCCGTCGTAGCATGTAGTCCAAGACTCTCACCGACTCTTGTCATCATGTACTGCTGCACATGCGGCTGTCGCAAAGCCTTGCTGGCACTTACTCTACCGGCTTCGCCCTCTGCGTAACCGGCTTTGCCAGCCGCTTCCTTGATGCTACAGCCATCAGCTACGAGCGTATCCACCAGAGCCATCTGTTTATCAGTTAGCGTCTTAGCTACTGTCATGTTCATACCTAACTGTTGCCCCCCCTGTGTTCCCCCCCAATGTGGCCCCGCTGTCAACCCCATGTCAAGCAACAAAATGTACTTTAGAACCGCTTCAATGTCTGTTCTGTGCGCGTGCCAATTGGTAAGTGGCGGCCGTTGCGACAGCACAGCAGTCTGTAGACTGCTGCACTGACGGACGTTGCGCCGCTATCGAATCACGCGCAGGAAAGGGGGGATATACCTCATGTATTATCATGCCCCAAGACAACATCAGACTGCGAGAAAAGCTGGCGGCAGAACCTTGCCAAGTCCACGTTTGCTAGCATTGACATAGCACTCCTAACCAAAGAAGCGACCCAATCCGCCAAGAACAACCAACGCATCACAGCGGCCTCTTTGCACCCGCGCTAGTCGCGCGTATCAAGTCTCGCCCATGCTCAGTTTGCTAGCCAGCCCGCGCTTATTGGCCCGCGCTTTTATTTGCGCATCCGCGCAAGCGGGCCGGTGCGCATCCGCGCAAGCGGGCTGGATCAAACTGGCATGCCGGCCGAGCCTGACTTGATTGCAGAGGCTGCTGTGATTGCGGGTTGTTCGTAAGGCGGGATTGTCTCGCCTCTTTGCTAAGGAGTGACTAATGTCAAAGCAATCAAACGTAAATGGACTTGCCAAGAACCTGACCACCATCTTTTCTCTTGCTGCTGTTGAAGAGAACAAAACAACAAACAAGTCAGTACAGTATCATGTACAGAAGTTCATTGATCACCTTGAGTGGTCGATTGACCGCAAGGAACAGATCAAGTCTGACATCTTCGACAAGGGCGTAGAGATGAACGCCAACCGTGCCGGAGACATCGAAGGCGCACCAGCCTTCGATGCCGGTCAGCTTCTGCAGTGGGAGCGTGACTGGAACTGGCACAACGATCAGCAGAACGTTGCTGAAGAGCTGCTTGCATACTTCAAGCAAGCTCAGATGCAGATGTTCCCTGATCAAGTCAACGCTGCCAAGCAAAACGCAGCAGCCACTGCGGATGCAGGTTCCTTCTTCACCAAGTCAGCCTAACACGCTGACACAGCCTCGCAGCTTCGGCTGCGGGGCTTTTTTCATGCTCGGTACCACGCTGCCAGCGCCGGTTGCCCGGCCATATAACTGCGTTGCAACCACAACAATTACTGCTATACTGCAAGTATGCAGTGAGGAGAAAAAATGAAACTTCTATCAAATTTTCTAATCGGAATCGGCATGTTCGCTCTGATTTTTGGCACATCAATGGCTGAACCAATGGACAACAGTGCTTTCTTCTTTCAGATCACATGCCTTATCGGCGGCCTATGCGTCGCCATCATCGGCGGCATTGTCCGCGCAATGGCTGAGTAGCCAACAAGGAGAACCAAAATGGACGGAACTATCGTCAAAGAAGACCTGTGGCATTTCCCAGTTGAGATGTGCAGCTTACACGCATCGTCAATCCACACCGACAATCTTGAGGTGCCAGAAAATATGGCGCGTGCAATCGTGCGCACTGACACCAACCAAGTGCTGGGTGTGCATGGAAAAAAATACAAGCCAATCACCAACATGACTGTCGTCAATGCAATGGTCGATGCAGTGCATGAGTCAGGTATCAGCCGTGACTATGACTTGAAAATCGACACACTCGACGGCGGAGCCAAGATGCGTGGTCGATTCTTGTTCAACGATCTGGTCATCGAACCTGACGTTGGCGATGTCATCAAGCACGAGATCCTGTTTTACAACAGCTATGATGGTAGCTGGGCGTTCCAGCAAACCAGCCGTGGTCACAGGCTCTGGTGCAAGAATGGCTGCACCAATGCCATGACAGTCAGCAATACATGGGCCAAGCACACTACCAATGTGAATGTCAAAGGCAGCACAGCCAAGATTGTTGCTGGCCTTGAGACATTCATGCAGGACAAGGATGTATATCGTAACTGGATGGCTACCAGCGTCGATGATGAGACAGCTTTCATGTTCTTCAAGATGAAGCTGTGTCGCTACCCAACACAGGATGCAAGCATCAAGATCAACGAGCGTCGTTACGAGCAGCTTTGCCGTCAGTGGAACAAAGAGAAAGTTCAACTCGGCAGCAATAAGTGGGCCTTGTATAACGCTTGCACCCATTGGGCTACACACACTGGTGACACCAACACACCGCACGTTGCTAGCCGCAACCGTGAGAACCTGCTTATCAAAGCACTCAAGCCAGCCAACTGGCATCTTGCATAGGAGACAGCATGTCCACACCATTCATCGTATTGATCGAGGGGGCCATTGGCCTCCTCGACAGAGCCAAAGACAACATCAATGACACAGGAAAGGACGCCTTCCGCTACGAGGTTGAGAACGCATTGTTCACACTCAACGGAGTCAAAAACAAATATCACGAGGCGCTTGACCGATTCGTTGCAGAACCAATCGAACCATCAATCAAGGAGGTAAAGTAATGCAACCTAAAGTTGAAAAGAACATCCCACTGCCAGCCATCAATAAAACAAATAAATATGGCTTTCTGTCAGACGTAAAAATCGGTGACAGCTTTATTGTCAAATCTTACGACGCCGCATCATATCGAAACGCAATGAAGCGTTACGGATATAAATGCGTTACACGCAGAGAAGGTCAAGACACACACCGCATGTGGAGAACCGAATAATGTCGCTTATGCAACAACGCCACTTTGAATATCTAGCGGACAACGTGGCTCCGCTACTCGCATGGCCTACACAGATCAGCAAGATGGCTGACGAACTGGCCGCAACCAACCCACGCTTCAACAAGGAAAAGTTTATTCAACGTGCAACCAAAGCATGGGAAGAAGCAAACCCAATGGAGCCAGTCGATGATTACATTCCGTACTCCGATTGAGATGTATGAATGTAGATCCTGTTCAATGCAGACAGAAGACTACAGTCAACTCAAACATTACAGCGAAGACAGTGGGGGCTTTTGCCCCTACTGCGGAAGCGATGATCTCAAGCTGATGACATCGTACATAGTATACCAACAAGTGTTTGCCACCGACGAAGTGGATGCTGCAAACACTGCTATGGAGCTAGACGAATGGCAAACAGAAGCAGGAAACATTGGGCCATAAAGCATATAGAAACTTGGGGCTTTGACCCTTGGGTTCTTGATCCAGACTTTGACGTCATGTTTGGTGGCCCGATAGATGTGTGCTTTCAAGAAGAACCATACCAAGGCGCAGCATCAAAAGAGAACCAAGTGTTAATTAGAAATGCTGTGGTGACTAAGCCAGCAATCGGCAAGCACTCAGTATGGCCTGAAGAACGGAGGAGGGTATGGAAGAACTAATGAAGTACGACATGTACCATTACCTCATGGACTCAATCGCCACACACTTTGAAATCCAACTCAAAGATCGTGACCACTACACCGACAGAGATTGGCGCAGGTTAGAAATGAAACACGACGCCTGTGTCATGTTTATCAATCAACAGCTAGG